GAGGGCAGTCCCAGTCGGTGTGTCTAAAAAGTCCATAATTATATCCCGACTTAAAGTCCTTTGATTCGTCTTTTAAGTAGTGGTAGTTATATAGTAAGTTTTTGCAACTCTCTTTATCTACTCTATCAATGTAAAAATCTGATTTCACTGATCACATTTAGGAAGTTTGATGTCCATGCTGACATCTTTTTCATTCATTAGATATTCTACAGTATTAGCAATATCACTCATAGCATCTCTGATATTTTCTTGTGTTCCAGAGTGCTGATCTAAATTTTTGGGGTTGGAGAGAGTCCATCTCCATTGATTCATCGCGCTATTGTGCCAAAGATTTATAACCATTTTTTTCTCCTTAATAAGCCAACTAACGGACTTGAACCGTTGACCTGAGCTTTACAAAAACCCTGCTCTATCCAGCTGAGCTAAGTTGGCGATCAATCTACAGGTAGTAGTTCTGGGTTTTCTAACTCCAAATCAAACATTAACGGATGACACTCTTCCGCCATGAGATACATGGAAGAACGATATAGTTCTTCTGGTTCCCACCTTTTTTCTTGGTCGGCAAGTGTTACTACTTCTGGATGTGACTTGGCAATCTCTGGAAGTTCATCAAACGTAAAAGGTACATTTTGAATGAAATATAACAGTATTAATGTACTTCCTTCGTGATGATCATACCAAGCATATTTTGTATCTATGTGGTATTTCATGGGATTAAGTTTACCCTGAAAATATTTAGGGTAAATGCGAGTGGGGGGACTTGAACCCCCACGACCTTAACGGTCAACAGATTTTAAGTCTGGTGCGTCTACCGATTCCGCCACACTCGCAAAAAATCACTCAGTTTTCCAAGTGGGAGGATGAAAAGCACAGTATTCATTAAAAGTGATTTTCATTTCCTTATTAGTAAGATTAGCATTTTTTGCTGCTCTTGGCAAGTTCCATTTTGCCGCAAATAACATTTCCATGGACTGACGTGTTTCTGGTCTCATACTCATAGCACTTAAGAATTTCTTTGTATAGAGAAGGTTTGTGGTGAATCATCGTTGAAAACCCTACAGGTGAAAATTTTTGCCGGGATTTTTTTCGACCAAAAATGGAATCAAAGGTCGATTTTGGTTAGGGGGTCGGCATACTTAAGGATGTCATCACCCAAAAGATCACGGCATAACTCAAGCACGGACATGAATTGATCCACGGTCTCGCACTCTACTACACGCTCTTCTCCCTCACTGGAATAGAGAAAGAATTTGCGGGACACGGGATCAACAACACACCTAGTTAGAAACTCGTCTTGCATAGGATTCATTTGTTTACCTGCTTATTATAGGACTATCCGAATCCCTTGTCAAGAGGGTACTTGGACATCCTCTTTTTCTTCGATGTATCCATATCACTGGAATCGAAAGAGTCTGATCCATAATGATATGAAGAATCAAACTGAAAGACCTGAGAACTTGGCATAAAATTCATCGCTAAAGAATACCTAGAATATGATGTGGTATTAAATTCACTGGCATGTCTCACACTTGATGGAAAAATAATCATGTGTCCTTTCTTAGCGTTGATTGGAACCCCTCCATGCATCCTTAGATCTAGTTTTGTCGTAGTGAATGGAACTTCAATACCTGCATTACCTTTTAAAAGAATAAGTGGAGAAGCGTCATGTAAATAAAAAACTGCACTCCAAAAACTATTATTATGATTGTGCTCTTCCACTCTTCTCCCTGGTTCTGTGTTGGTGAACCAACTTGTAGTCATTTTCATAGACACACAATACTTAATGTCGTCTAATGCAAAATTAATAATTTTATCAAATTTTTCTGTCAGTTTTTTATATTGTTTCAAAACTTGAAATCCTTCAGAAACTCCTGGATTGTTTTTCATCCAAGGAGTTTTCTTAAAAACTTCAGTAACCTCAGGTAATAATTCAGAACAGTCAACGTTCCAAACTAAGGTTGGAAATAATTTATATTCTTCTTCAATAGTTGCCATTTATACTTCACCGTCAAGGTTTTCTTTTACAAATTTTTCTATGAGATTTTTTACATAATTATGTTCAAAGTTAAATGAGTATCCTTCGTTTCCACCAGGATAATCCTCATGAGATTGACCTTCATACTCAACTATGAGATCATCATCAAGTCTACGTGCAACAATATAGTAGTCAGCATTGATAGGACCACTAGCGTTGTTTCTCACAATGACTTGCTTGCCCCATCTAATTTCTTTAACAAATAGTTCTTGCCAAGTACCTATTGGAGTTAAACTAATAGACATATCTTCTGGATTCACAAGACCATCCCAGAATGTAGGTAAATGAATTACGCCATCTGAAGGTACTTTTCCTCTACAATAGACAGCAATCTCTGGTCCTTCAATACAGACGTGCCTAAGTCTCCATCCCTCTTTATTGGGGTGAGGCATATCAAATGGTTGATTCTTTTTAGATGATAATCTATGACCAGCACCAACGACATCACCAAGAATTTCAATACTTCCATTTCCATTAATCTCAGTATTTACCTGCAAATTATCAATTTGTGCATTACCATGATACCTTGGATCACATGCATCATCAGGATAGTCATCTTCATCAATGTCACCTTTCCAAATGTAATCATATCTGGTGGATTTAATTCCCCATCCACCATCTTTTTCATCGCAATCTTTACCGCCTCTAGCTGGTTTAAATTCTCCTGCTCCTGCCATTTTTAATCTCCTTAACCGCGAACGTCATAATTGTAACCAACAATGGAATACTCCTTGTTGTTTCCAGGGTAATCATCTGGAGTTTTTCCTTTATACTCTGGAATGAGTCTTTCTCCATCAGCTCTTGTACCATATACATGATAATAGCAATTGATTGGCATACCTCCATGTGCTTGAAGATATATTTTATTGTCAGCAATTCTTTTGACAATAACATTTTGATGAGCACCGATTGGTGTTAGATTTACTGTAATTGTTGATGGATCAACTAGTTTTTCCCAATATCCAGGAAGAACAATTTCAGTTTTATTCATAACTTTCCCTCGAAAGTAGACATCATTGCTTGGTCCTTCAGGACAAGTGTGGCGAAGTCTGTAACCTTCTAATGTTGGATGAGGAATATCAAAATTTTTCTTTGCAGCAAGAACATGTCCACCACAATTAGAAATAACATGCCCTTGTGCAAAAACGTTTCCACCAACACCAAGGTTCGCAGCGGTGTCTACTGGTCCCATGAATCCCGCAGAACCTGAAACAGCAAGAGAATAAGGATTATTTACTCCACTACACAAAGAACCAGGAATTAGAGGAGGTTTTGAATCTGGATCAGCATTTGTTAATGGTCCAATATTTACAGTTGCATATGCAAAAGGAAATGTTGTCGGAGAACCAAACACTGCAGGTCCTTCAGCGAAAGCAGATCCATTAATTTTTCTTGCACCTTCACCTATAGCAGGAACAATACCAGTTCCTACTTTTAATTGTCCTCCTACATTTGCATCGTCTAAATTAAAAGACATTTTTTATACTCCTTAGGATGATTTAACGCACTCTTGTTGGAATCTTTGTCCTCCGACCTTTGAATCTTTAGTGCCACAAGCATCAGTAATTCCACGAATCATAGAACCATAGATTTTTAATACACTATTTGCACAAATTTCTATAGTTCCTGGAGAAGCAATTTTGATAAAACTTTTAGCATTAATAATGACTTTTTTAGAATCTAAGTAAAAATTCTCTGTTGCCATCATTTTTATGTTGCCTTGACTTCCATCAGAACCTCTAGCAACGAACTCAATGTCGTCCGCTTCCATTCTGATTTTGCCATTAGTCGCTACAATAATGATATTACCATTCTTTGCATTTAATATCAAGCTGTCTTGACTTTGCTCATTAGCACTTCCACATTCTACTTGAAAATTTCCAGGAGCAATAGATGATGTCCATCCTTTCCTTTGTCCATCTTCATCCATACAAATAGAATGTTCTCCATCAGATCCTTGTAAGAGGATAGATGATGTCACATCACCTTCTTTATGAATATGACCAAAAGAAATGGATCCATGATGATTTCCATATCTTACAGCATCAAAGTTTTTCTTTGCCGTATCTGTAGGGTTCGATGTTGGATTAGCTCTAGGTATTCTATCAAGTGACTTCGAACTATTTGCGGATATTGGCATCTAGTTATATTATTTGTGTAGTAACTATTTAACCACTTTATGTGAGATTCTCTGGAGTGTCCGGAATATTGAGGCGAGGATCGTTGCTCCGAATATTCGTACCCTGTCTCTGAATTGCCGATGGTTTTGTAGTAACAACTCCATCGATGCTCTCCTGCAGAGTATCATAAACCTGAACAAGATCTCCTGGGGTTTCATAATAACCAGCAAAACGTACTCCATCTTTGTAGAATACCGCGCCATAGTATGGTCTTCCCTCAACATAACCAGTCTGCTCAAGACCAACCAAGTCAGTGACCTGAATCAACTTATCTGGATCAGCAATTGGATCGCGAATGACTTCGAATTGTGGTCTGAATCTAGCATTTACTCCTGTATCAGAAATCATTGTGATTTCTGGATATTGTGTGAATCCAAAACCAGGATCCAAAATCTTAACACTTCTTATTTTACCGAAGGGATCACAATCATAGTCAAGAACCGCACCATTGCTAGGAGTAATTTCGAGTTGATCTACACCACAAGTGTAGTTGATTCCTGAATCTTCTACATCGACACTTCTCAATCTTAATGCAACTGGATATCCTGCTCCTGGAGGTGCAACATATCCATTACCAGGATCATCAATATCCACTCTACAAATAACACCTTGCCCTCTAATTTCTTTTGGACATGGAGGTGGTATGAGTGCAGCGGAAATGCCCATTGGATTTAATTTCCATGACTGAGTGCCATCAGAAACTTTGACCATTGTTGAAATCTTACATGCTACATTTGTTGGATTTGTCGAAAAAGGACCACGCTGTTCGCCCTGATTGAATAATTCAATTTCAACTGTTCTCTTTCCTCTATCAGAAGTAAATTCTCTAGTAATAACACCTTCAAATGTTTTTGCCGATCCAACCTCTATACCATCGACAAAAACTCTTGCTACATCATCTCCTTCTATTTGGATTTGATATTGACCTCTGGTAGGAAAGTCAACATTAGTCCACTTCATGCGCCAAGTTTTTCCTTGGAAATTTGCCAAATAATCTTCATCGTTTATATATGCTGGAGTAATAAAAGGTCCTAATCTACCTTTCAGATAAGTTGATAATCTTGGACCACTATATGTAACACCATCTTTAGTAGTGCCGGCAGTAGTTCCTCCTTGTACTTTTACCTCTCCATCCCACTCAAACTTACAAGTTGCTTTATTTGCTCCTTGTTTGAAATCATAAAACCTTCCCTTGCTTGCAGCACAAGTTAAATCTGTCCAATCATTATCTCCAGCTTCTTCTGTTTGAAGAACTCCTCCACGAGTTCTCAATCTAACCCCAGACTTACTCTCTGGACTAAAAACTTCAACTGTATATACTCTTCCAGCTTCAACTTCTTTTGTAACACTAGATTTTATCTGAGATCCCCCATATGATTTGCCGACATCCAATCCAATATCCGGTATTCTAATTCTATTAGAATATTTTGCAGAACTATTAATAGTAAAATCGACGTTGGTTTTGCTGACTGCAGTCTTAGTTGTTGTTGCCCATTTTGCTGTATCAAAAATAACTTGTCTAACATTTTTTGTTAATTCTTGAGAATAGTTTTCAAGTTGAACTTCAATAGTATGTCTTCCTTCAGAAAGAAATATTTTTTTGGTATTAGGAACTTCAGTTTTAAATCCCTGTAAAGATCTTCCTCCAAATTTTGCTCCAGAGAAATAACCTCCAACTAATTGTTCTTTTCCGTCTATAAGTATTCTTCCAGCATTGTCAACAGTTCCTTGAAGTCCATAGAAACCTTCATATGGAATATCAATATCCCATCTATTATTGTAAATAACACCACCATTATCTGTTCCTTTCATTCCAAGAGGAGGAACAGGAGATATTGCATATCGATCTTGGAACTTACCCCATCTACCAAGAGTATCTACAACTGGCCACCATCTAGATGATCCTCCAGGGAATCTAGTTGTCCAAATTGGATTATTTGGACACCTTCCCTCCTGTTGAGGAATTGGTTCTTGTGGAATTGGTGGAAGAGGTGCATCAATTGTAAGAGCAACTCCCATTGGATTTTCCATCCAAGACTTGGGAGAAACTACTTCTTCGCCAGCACCAGCAGTAGAAATATTGATTGCAACACCCATAGGGTTTCCATCTGACAATCCTTTCCCTGCTTTTTGTTCTAATTCAACTCTAATACTATAACTACCCTTTTTAAAATATCTTGTATAAGAACTTTTACCGGTGCTTTTACCTGGACCACTGAATCCTCTCTTAGTAATTACTTTGTTCTCAAGTCCATTTGAAATAAAAATCTTTGCATTATCATCAACCATTACTTCAATAATATAATTTCCATCAATAGGAAAATCAACTTTTCCCCATCTAATCACATGTGTACCTGCGAAAGAATCTGATGTTTTATTTGGATAGTTAGTTTTTTTCGATGATGAACGTGCTGTTTGAACTTTATTGATGGGTTCTCTTACTGCTTTGGTACTTACAATTTCCAGTAAACCATTCTGATCAAATCCATTGTTAATATCATCATCAAATCCAATACTTCTAGAATCAATGCTTTTAAATCCGCTAGTTGGACTTCCACCGATGACTTTTATGTCATAAGTCTTACCCGCAGTAAAGACGCCACTACCATAAATGGTTTCTCTTTTTTTACCACTCAAATAAGTACCTCTACCAGCCTGTCGAGTTTTAATATCTCTTCTAAGTGTTACTTGTTCAGTGTCTGTGTTGATAATGACTTCTTTTGCAAATACTCCTGAAGTTATGAGGTTGTCATCAACTTTTAATTTAAAATTGACTTTGACTTGTCCAGTACCTGTAACCTTTAACCCTAAATTTCTTCCATTACTTACAAGTTTTACTTGCGGTTTTTCTAATTTTGAATTAGATGCAGGAACATCTCTTACTACTTCTTTACCTGGATCGAAAGGAAGAACACCAAATCGATTTAAAAAGTCAGACCCTCTTCTTGAACCTGGATTCATCTTCCAGAGTCTTCTATCTGCTCTTCCAATGTAATCTAAAGTGTTAAAGATATTTTGTTCTTTTTGAGAACCAGTGCTATTTCCCTTTACTAATTCTTTTCTTTCTGTTACTACAGTTTTTGGAGCATCAAAGACAAGTTTACATGTATTATCACTTATATTGATAAATCTACCGCAACTAACTGTACATATTAAATCCGTGTAATCATTGTCCGTTGATTCTTCAACTTGTAATACAGATTCTCCTCTAGTTCTCAATCTAATATTGTCACTTTGAGGACTTCTGATTATTACATCATATTCTTTTCCCCTCTCAACCTGACGATCAAAAGTTTCGTTTAATTGTTTACCCCCAAGTGATTTTCCAATATTAATATCCAATCCAGGAATTTCAATTCTATTTGCATATTTTGCGGAGGTCGTAATATTAAATTTAATTGTTGTTGGACATCCACCACCAACTTCTTTTACTTCCCTGACAATTCTTTCTTTAATTGGAATATTATATAAATCTAATCTGATTTTATGAACACCAGATTTCATGAATTTTTTTCTTTTGGATCCATTTCCCTTGAATCCACCAAGATCCATTACCTTATTATTATCAAGATATAGTTGACCTTTATTATCGCAAGCACCTTTGAATACATACTCTCCATCATATGGAAAATTTTCTTCCCATTCAAAAGTATAAGGAATTCCTGCAAAGTCACTACCTCTCCTATTTGTCACTGGAACTGGAGAAATACTATACCTATTCATAAAGTCACTCCAAGCAGGATGTTTGGAGTCATACTTTGCTCTATTTTTTGAATTTGGAGAAGTGACACTTAGTGGAGCTTCTTTTCTAGTAGACCACCAAGGTTTTGTAAGTTGACTTAAAAATCTTTGATACTTATCAAGTTCTCTTCGGAAAGGATTTTTATCTGTGTTGGCATATATTCTAGGATTCCATTCTCCAAGAACTTTTCCTTCAGGGGTAAACCTTTTACCAAATCCTACTTCATCTTCATCCGGAATAATATATTCTTCAAAATCTTTTTCTGTAGGAAAGAATTGAGTTACAGATTCTACTTCACAAAGAATGGCACGAATTACTGCTCCAGCACCAATATCAAGATCATCATCTACTTTAACATATGGGGCGTACTTATATCCAAAACCACCAGATTCTAAATCAATTGCTAATACAGATCCATCTGAACCAATTACAGGATTTGCTTTTGCTCCAACCCCACCACCACCAAAAAAGTGTACTCTAGTCTTATAATCATCATCAGTACCAGCACCAATTCCAGATAATCTATCGATCTCATTTAATCCAATAACAGGATTGCAGTTTCCATTACTGGCAGTTTTTTTAGGTTCAATATCTTTAGGGGTTAAAGCATTGACCTCATTGATATTTAAGTATCTTACTCCATCTCTACTATCAAGAATGAAAGTTGTTCCTGGATTTAACTTTGCATACCTATTTGCATCAGGAACAGTTACGTTCTGAATAAATCCTCTTTCCGTAGAAATATATCCAACGCGAATACTATCGCTAGAAGTTTCTTGGAATATATTAAAATTAATTTCTCCAGGAGTTGCCATTTATGCTTTTACTAGCAATCTTCATGGAGGTATTTATCACGAATACACAACATCAGATTGTGCGTTAGTTGGTTCAACAAATGGTACACCAGATTCACTAGAAGCATTTGTAGGTAATGCAGAAGAATCAGCAATAGACTTAATGCTTGGTTTTAATGTTTCTTTTTGACCAAGACTTCCTGCACCAAATTGATAAAAATCAGAAACTGCTTGTTCTGGTTTTAGTTCAAAACCAAATAAATTTATAACAGTATTTGTAAAACTGAGTGCAGCAGAAATATTACCACTAATAGAACTTAACTGATTCGTAATATCACCAATACTTCCTTCCACACCTGCAATCTGTTGTTCAATGTCAGTTAAAAATCCATTCATGTTGTCAAAGATTGTTTGATTATAATCATTTATTTGTGTTCTATTTGCAGACATTACTTGACCGGCAATATCTTCTGCATAGCAAGCTGGTATTTTTGGTTTTTTTCTATTTGAAAAAGATCCATCAGCATTTTCCCGTGCAAGAGATTCTAATTGATCAATGTTGAATGTATCTTTTAATATATTCTCAATAGTACCACAAAGACCATTTATGATTTTTCCATACAGAGATAAAAACAATTCAGTAATAATTTCTTTTACGTCGGCAAACATATATCTAAGACTTGATGGCATCGCAGCAACTGCTTTTGATAATGTTTCATTCATTATCTTCAGTACATACTCCATAACTCTATCAAATAAGGGTTTCATATATTTTGCAACTTGACATGCAAAATCATGCATTAACTTTTTAATATCACCTACTTTACTAGAGACTGCATCAACATAACTTGAAAAAGAACTTAGATACTTATCTAATTTTTGAGTAAAATTATCTATCTCAGTTTGCATTCCTTTCATAGTTGAATCTAGGAAAGCATCTGGATCAGGTTTTAATAAAACAATTTTTTCTTTATACTTCTCCGATCTATTTACATCAGCTGCCGAAAGTTCGTGAACATCGTCAACATTTTCTTTTGTAGCCCCAGGTTGTGTTGGCGATAATGAACTATTTGCTTGCTGACATCTATTTCTTATGCCCTCAGCGACTCTTCTCTGAACAAGTTCTTCTCTTTGAGCGCCAGATAATCCTTTCTCTTCTGCTTCTGATCTAGCACTTTGAGAATCTGCAAATTGTTGTGATGTGAGGGCAAGATCAGATCTTAATCCAAAAGCATTTACCTGTACCCCAGAAGGAACTGTGGCACATTCTTGGGATTGTTGTGGAGATTTTGGTTTGGTTGTTACAAGACCTTCATCAGGAACCTTCTCTTTTGCAGATCCCGTTTTCTGTTTACTGCCTGTTGCAAAACCACTTGTTGCTAAAGATCCTGGTTGTGTATTACTAACTCGATTGTCACCAATTTTAGTTGCAAGTGAAGTTTGTGCATTATTCCCAAGCACACCCATAATTACAGGAACTTGTTGGTCCTGTCCGTCAAGGAAAAAACCAAACACCATCATCCCTTGACGGAGATTTGATGTTTGTCCAGAATTTGTTTGCCCACCACCCGCTGTGATGGGATACATTATATTTGCCCATGGAAGTTGGTCAGATGAAATTTCACTTTCACCCTGATCATGGAGACCCATGATTCTTACTTTATATCTTCTTCCCCAACCAGGAATACTATTCGCATCTTCATGTTTTCCTGGAAGCTGGTTGTCTCTCCAAGTAGAATCGTCAGCAATCTGACCGATCCACCATAAAAAACTACCTCCTAAAAATCCAGGATTAAATAAAGATCCTCCTTCCATTAACTATTAATCCTCGTAAATTCTACACTCATCAGCTTCTGGATTTTCATCACAGTACATTTCGAATGCTGTTGGGTCATGATCATCATCGGGATGATTCGCTTGATACAACTCAAGATGATCTAATTCGTCTGCTACATGACGACGCATTTGTGGAGACAGAGTTCCGTTCTCCAACATATCTCTATCATCATTAATGTGTTGTTGAATGCTTCGATCAGTCATAGTTTTCTGTTGTTAGATGTATGGTTTCCGATTCTACCAAAAGAATCTCGCATTAGGTTTAACTTAGTATAAGTTTCCTTTGGGGTAATATAGTGACATAGATCTATTATAATATATAGACCGCCAGTTTCCTTACTAACCTCATCAGATCCTTCGGTATTAAGTTCTGGTACGTCCAGAAATACTGCATCTCCAGCGTGTAAAGAAAAATCTCCAGGAAGGGTTACAGTTGCTTGAGATGAGAAGAACTGATTGTATCTCATGTTTGCTTGGTTTGCAATATTCTTATATTCAAAGTTTTCATCTCTTGACTTTTGTATTTGTTGCTGAGTATTGCCGGTAGGAAGAGTACCTTTGTCTAAAACAAAATATGAAGTTCTAGAAAATTCTTTATTGTTTCCATCTCGATTAAATTCTGGATTTAATTTTGGTAAAGATTTTCCAGCGAGGGTAAGAGATTGTTCTTTCTCTGTAGAGTTTGGCGTCAAAACTTCATAATATAAAGTGAAAGGATCAAATAGAATAGTTCTTGTAGAATATGATCCCATCTTCAATTTTTCCTGAACATTAATTTTATTATCATGACTGTATTCAAGTGCTTTTATATCATATCCTGCAGGTAAATCTTTGGTTTGGTTAAAAATAATTGACTTCTTTTTTTCCTGACCAAGTAACCCATCAATTGATTTAAACTTAAATCCCTCCGCAGTTTCAAACAAAAAGTATCCGGCACTAGCACCCTTCGTTTGATTCTCCGACGATATACCTTTTTTAGACAACCAGTTAATTAGATAAAATGGTTTCTTATTATCTCCTACAAAATTAAAGTTATTGGATGTTTCTTCAATGTCTACATTTTTTTGAGTTCCAAGGTAATTACTGTCTGTCAATAATTTTCTGACAGAATTTGAAACTTTCCCATCAAATCGTTCAAAAACTCTTATCTTATCATTCATAATAAATTCCTTAGATGTTAAATCTAATTTCACCATTGATTTTCTAGTATCTTCAGAAATAGGAGTAACTTTATTTACATAGAGAGAGTTATTATTTGTATCAGAAAATTCTATAATATTATCATTATTATCTTTGAACTTAAGTGAAACTTTTTCTGTCCCCACAATTGGCAGAGTTTCTAATACGTTTTTATCATTAACGGAATTTCCAGTATCTGCATAAGTAACAGTTGCAGTTACATTATCATGTAAAATACTTTCATAGTAAGAAAGATTTACAATACCAGCCAGAAGATTTGCACTTTTTACACCATCATTAGATGTAACTGCAATGTTTTCGATAGAAGCAGGTGTTGCTTGTCTTGATACAATACTTTCTGACATTTGTTTATACCTCTTAATTATATTTAACCTTGAGAAGAGAGGAACTCAAAAGGATCCTCAGATCTGGATGCACTAAAATTAGGATACATGGAAGATTTTTCACTGTATGGAGTTTGTTTTACTACTTCTTTTATTTTTTCTACAATAACAACCTGTGAGGATAATGCCTCATATGGAGCATAATCTCGTATCGCCTGCATGACGGCATCATATCCCTTTGCTTGGTTGATCGCAAGTAACATATCTCTAGCAGGTCCTTGACTGTCAGCATCAATAACAATTTCTTTTCCTTCTTCGCCAAGCATAGCAAGGTGAGGATATCCTAGGGTTTCGCCACCTTTTGCATATGCCACATGAATATGGTCTCCATGACCAGCAGGATCAGTTCCACCATGAATAAGTTCTACTGGAGAAACTCCCTTCATTTTATTGAAGTCTTCAATTACTTTTAAGATAGGACCTTGTTCGTGTGTCCAAGCACCAATATCAAGTGCTCTACCTTTATAGTGCCAAGAATTTGCAGAGTGTTTCCCTCTTATTCCGCCAAAATCAGGATGTTCTGTAATTGCTTGATAGTCTTTTGGAGTCGAAAGTTTTGATTGTATATATTTTCCTGCTTCACCTGCAAGATTTGTTGCTGATCCAGATGGAATTCCCTCATTAGTTCCTGCGCGAGTATAATCTTTAGGTTCTTCGTCAAGATCCTCTACAGGTTTTTTCTTGTCAAAGAATGTATCATATAACCATTTACCTGCAATATCACCAGCAATACCACCTAACGCACCACCAATAAAATTTCCTGCAACAGGAATAATAGATCCAGCAGTAGCACCGAGAGCACCAAAAATTGTAGCACCAATCGCTGCGAATGCTGCTCTTCCTACTGGTTCTTTAAATACAAAGTAATTCAGTGCAAAATCAATTAATCCACCAATGATTGGTATTCTCTTAACAAAGGGACTAACAAATCTTTTTGCTAATGTTCTTGCTGCCAATGATTGTGCTGCTTGTCTACCAAATCTTCTTGTTGCTGCTCTCTGACCATATCGTCGAGCATATCTTATTGCTGCACCACGAGAGGTAGTTCCTGGTGGACCTTTTTTACCTCTCTGCTGAAAAGCCTCCTCTACTGGTTGTCTTATACGAGTTCGACTTCTAGATCTTGGTCCACGCGGGCCACGCATTGCTACTGATGCGGCACCTATCAAAACCATTGCATTCAAAAGTTTAAATAAATTATCTCCAAGAGCATCAAAATTTTTTACTGCATCGTCTCCGAACTTATCGCCAATAAAGTTTCTTGTGCCGTCAATGGCCTTCTTCCCCCATAGTAAAAACGTACCTAAAGCATCTATAATTCCAATAACAAAATCTGTTATAAAGTTAAAAGTATTTTTGATTATTGGTAAAAATTTTTCAATGATGGGAGCATATTCTATTAGTCTAGTCAGAATAAATCCCATCAAAATATTTCCAAAAAAATCTTTAATTCTATCAAAAAATTTTACTTTAGGAATTTGTAATTTAGTTTTTTTAGATTTCTTTTCTTCAGAAGTTTCTAAAGTTTTTTCTGCATTCTGACGTTTTTCTTTTTCATCTTGTTTCTTTTTACTATCTATTTCTTTCTTTTCGGATGCAAGAGTACCTTTTAATATCTTATCAATCTCTATAACCTTTTCCTTTATAACAAACGTTTTTTTATTAGATACTGAAGATCCAATAGATCTCACCGCAGTTGGTTTTGAAACTACTAGAGAACTATTTTTTGCTTGAGGTAAAAACTTTTGAGTACTAATTGCCATTTTTCAATCCTCAAATAGATACACCTAGAATCTTTGCTTTAGAAAGCGAAGGAGGTGGAATTGGAATAGGCGGTATGTAATTAGAATTTGGTCCTAATGGCGAATCGCCAGAAGATGATTCTGATTGACTTACTGTAGAAACTGCAGGACCAGACCTCACAGGCGGAGGTGCTGGTATATTCAATTTCGGTGATGTATTACCAATTTTTCCTGATGCAATTCCTCTATTCGTCCCAGATACAGATTCAAATGCACCACCAATTCCTTTTACTTTGGACCAATCTGTTTTTTTAGTATTGCCACTTGAAGCACTACTTGCTGAGGATGAGGCACCAGAAGAACTAGTTCCTGCTAATGTTATACCTGATCCACCTGGACCAACGAACTTTTTATAGTAAGAAGGTGGTGGTGAAGGTGGAGGATCATTCTTTCCAACCTGTTCTTTATAGTGATAGAAATTACCTCTACTTGAAAATTTAATATCACCCTGACCCATATTTGCATACTGACTAGTACCTTTAAAATCTGTTCTTCCTTGAAGTGTATTCAATGCACCTGCAATTTTTCTTTGACCCTCTTCAGAAGCTAGTTTTTCAGCCAAAGCGGGATCATCATATGCCTTACCAGTAAATACTGCTTCAAATTGTCCCGCTTGAGATCCAACTGCTTTAATAGTATTTGGCCATGAAGGATCGGCAACTCTATTCAAAATAGCTGCTGCAACTCCATATTCATCATCTGTTCCTCTTTGCGCTTCAGCACTTACAATAAAAGCAAGATCTCTATAATCTTGAGCGGTTAAACCCCTAAGACCATTTCCCTCTGAACTTTTTTCTTTATTACCAGTTCCTGCCAATCCTAAGAAATCCCACCATTCTCTATTATTATTTTGTCTTCTACTTTCCATAGCAGCTTGCTGTTGTCTAGACATTTCATCTATAGAACCACCACCTGCCGCATAGGTAGTGCCTCCCATCCTCTTCGGTCTATTTGTGCCACCGGCAGATGCATTAATTCCTTCCATAAAATCGAGTCCATAAGCATCAACAGCTCCGCGACTCATAATAAATTCTCCAGGAGTAAGCATTGCAGGAACAGTATCTGTCCCCATGGCAAAACCACCACCAGAGAATGCACCACCAAACCCTCTCTGTCGGATCATTTCATCCATTAACTGATTTCCGCCAGGAGTTTGTCCCTCCTCTCTAGTCTCTGTGGGAGTTACTATATTTTTATCATCTTTTTCATTTTCTTCTTCCCGAACTGATTCATTGTTCAGTGCCATTGCAGTTGCACCTATTCCACCAGCTATTGCTAAAGCTGCAATCGGGTGTGCCGCAACTAACCTAGCAAACGCCAACGCCAACTTTGGGATAAATCTCAAAGTCATTCCAGTTATTCTAGCGATAAACCTACCCAAACTAGTTCCAAATAATAGATACGTTCCCAAAAGTGCTGGCCAAGTCTTCTCTAAAAATGCTCCTATTGCACTAAGTTTTTGTTTATTGCCCTCATCGCTAAACCAATCAACTATTTTCGTTAAAACATTTCCAATTAAAATCTGTGATATAAAATTAAATAGTTTATCAAATATACTTTTCACTGGTTTCAATACTTTTTTAGTAGATTCAGCGAATTTTTTGAATGTATTATTTTCTAATCTTTTTTCTTTTGCCGATCTACCTTGTTTTTCTGATCGTTTTCTTTCTTCATCTGCTGCCTTTTTCTTTAAAGATTCTTCTTTCCGTAAAGTTTCAATAATTGAATCAATACCCTTAAGAATGTCATCTATATTTTCTGCAGATTCTTCTTCTCTATTGAAAAAAGAACTTGTTTGTATTTGAGAACTTTTAGATACTACAAGTGCTCCACCTCTATTAAGAGATTTTGTTGAGTTTACTTTACTATCATTAACTTGTTTTTTTCTATCTATAAGTTTATTAACAAAGGTCTCAAAATCTACTTTACTTTTTTTATATGCCTTTACGCCTTCTTTTCTTTCTTGAGGTGATAAATTATCCCCTTCAATTCTACCCTCTGATAATAGTTCTTGATAATATTTGTCATACTTATCCTCACCAAAAAACTTTTTGGCTGCAATTATCCGTCCGCCCTTGGGTTCACCTTCTTCCCTTATCGATTTAAGAAGTTCATCTAGATCCATTAGATGCCTGCTGCTTTAACTTTTCTTCTTCAAGATGTTGCTCTAGCAACGCTACATAAATGTCTCTTTCCCACGGAATTAGATTTTCAATCTCCGTTAATGAGTATTTATGGTACTGCATTAAGGCAAAATTTAATTTATAGTAACCCTCTAAACTCATGTGAACGAGGGCTAAGCGAAAAAACTTGCTAATCCCTCAAGAACAACTTCACTCTCAACCTTTGTTTCTGGATTCTTAACTTTAATAGTATGAGAAAGTTTTGGCATAGTTTCAAAGAATTTTTCAATTTGTTTAAACTGAGAAGAATTCATGGACTCTAAAAATTCTGTTATTTCTTTCTTAGTACAATCTGCAGTAGACCAAGCTTCCTCTTCAGTATAGATTGTACCGATACAAGATGCGATCAATTCAAATGATTGATCCATTGCACTCTTACTATCAAAATCAAAATTATTCTTAATGAATTGTTCTAATGATGGGTACTTCATTTCCATCATGATGGAATCATCTAATTTAATTTTATTTGTATGATTCTTTTCTTTGTTTACTTTAATGTCATCGAGATTAATTTTTACAGATACTTCAGTCTTCTCATCATCAGGACAAATGATATTAACATCAATTTCTTCTCCAACCGATTTACCACGAATATTCAAGAAAAGATATTCAATATCGAATGTCGGGAGATCTTCTACTTTAATTCCCCTAGTCAAAATACAATTCTTGATTACTGATTTAATTGCAGTAGTAATTTGTTTCGTATCTTCACTTTCTAACGCAATGACAAGGAGTTTTTCTTCCTTTACAAGAAAAGGTCTATATTGAATCGTTTTTCCAGTCGAAGGCAATTCGAGTTCGTACTTTGGCGTAGCAATCTTTGGTAAAGGCATAATGTCCTATAGAGTTTCAGTAAGTGTATTTATTGTATTTCTTTGAAGTTTAAAGTGAGACCTGGCATAGCAACTCCTTTGTATCCTCCACCAGTTCCTGATCTATAACCTCCACTTCGAGAAAGACTTTGTAACCGATTTTGTCTCGTTCCTGTATTATAATATCTGTCAACATCTGCAAGAAGATTTTTCTGTGCCTCGGTTCCTACGCTTCCAATCATACCACGATTTGTCAATGCCCATATATCAAGATCTTCTCTTCTATTGGATACTATTGGTGGAACTGGAACTCCTGGAGCAGGTATTGGTGAAGGTTCTACTTGTGGTTTTTCATAAACTGATTTGTCGGTAATATATCTAATGTAACTAAATCCAACCGTACATTTTAAAAGATTAGATCCATCGTATGTCACTGGTATAGAATTAATACTAAACGGATATGCCTTGATAAATTTATATGTCAAAAAATTAGTTTCATAATCACGTTCAAATTTTGTGATTTCTAATCCATCAGTGCAATATCCTTTTTCGCCTCCTGGATACTTTACTCTATAAAAATAATTTCTAGCAGATGAATCTGTTTCACTAGATTCATCTAGATCATCTTCGTCAACAATACCTCTCATCCAAGTCTCGAAAAATCTGATTGGCCAATAATTATCAGCATCGACCATAAAAGTCAAATCAATTCTATCATCAAACTGTCTTCTATATGCATGTCGTTCAGTGACGCCATGGTGATCATTATTGATTTCAAACGTTGCTAATCTAGATCCTGGTAATGATGCATCAGAACACTGCAAATGCAATCTCTCTTGAGTGTAACTATCCATAGATCCAGATAGAAACGCAGGTACTCCAATACTTACTTCAAAGTGAGACGTTAAAGCAGGTCTTAATAGATTTGATTTTATATCAGAAACTGACTTTGGGGTAGGCATCTATAAATAGTTTTTAACCTTATATATTATGTATGGCAGAAAGCAATAAGAGTAAATATTATCCATCATATCCCAACAAATATAAAGGAGATTCGACGAATATTATTTGTAGAAGTACATGGGAAAGAAAATTTTGTAGATGGTGTGACTTGAACGAAAGTATTTTAGAGTGGGGAAGTGAAGAATTCTATATTCCATATATCTCTCCACTTGATAATAGAGTCCACAGATATTTTCCAGACTTTATTATTAAAGTGAAAGAAAGTACAGGTCAAATCAAAACTTATGTGATTGAAGTCAAACCCAAAAAACAAACTAGACCACCAAAAACACCAAAGAGAAAAACAAAATCATATCTTTATGAGTGTAAAACATATGCTGTCAATCAAGCCAAATGGAAAGCAGCAGTTGAATTTTGTGAGGATCGAAGAATTAAATTTAAAATCATCACAGAAGACGAACTAGGAATCAAATGAACCGTATCGAACCCATAAGGCAAGAGATTCAGTCTGAGAAAAATCTCGACGATAGAATGGAATTGATAATGTACGCATTAAATGATACTGTGACACCCATACCCGATGAAGGAAATATCTGCACCTTCAAATATTATGCAAAGACTCCAAATCTTACATATGATCAACACCCTCTTGTTGCTGTAACTGATTTATTTTCTTGGGGATTTCGCGGTCTCAATTTTCATCTTAGAAAATATAGACAATATACTTGGGAAGAATTAGGGACACAAGTTTATATTGTCAATAAAACCGAGCTTGATGACTTACTGTCATTGGATTATGAAAAGATAGTGCTAAATAAGTAAAAAGAACCATATCAATGGCATCTGCATATAGCGAAGTAGCATCAGTAACAACAGGAACAAGTGTCCGTAATAAAAAACAAGCTTTTTACAGAACTCAAGTCACTACGCTTGCTAATGGTGGGATAAAGAGAGAAACATATAGAACTGATGCTCAAGGTAATGGAATAAATGATGTAAAAATTTCAGAGACAATCGTTAGTGGTAACCCTCCTACTAAAACAACAACGGTTACAAAAAATGCTAGTGCAAGTGAAAGAAGAGAACTGCAAAGTAAAAATTCTGCATTAACTAATTCAATAAATCAGCAAACTAAACAAGCTGCTGATAAAGCATTGGAAAGTAGCATCGATCCAGTTACTGATTCAGTAATCGATAAAGCATCTGGTGGGTCTGGTAATAGTGCTAGTGGAGCAGATGATGGAACTTCTCAACCAGCATTTGGACTTGGGTC